CAATCGAGGCGTATGCGGAGTCGCCAGCAGAAGGCAAGACACTCAAGCGCGTGTTTGGCCAACTCAACGACCGAATGAGTGCACAGACGCGAGCGAGTGAGTTCGCTGAGACGGGCATCGAGCCAACGACGAAGGTTCAGTTGCCACAGATGGCAAGCTACGCACGTCGTGCGCCAGACACGAGTGATCCGCTGCGTGCCAAGATGAACCAGACGGCGCAGTATGCGGATGAGTTGAACAACCGTGACATCATGATGCGCAATGCGCTATCGACTGATCCAACCGTTACCGAAGCTGATCCCAATCTACGCAACAAGTTCTGGGAGGTGCCAACCGATGTGATGCGGCAGACCGTCGCAGCGAATCGCAATGATCCACGAGTGGCGGCGTATCTCGATGAGGGCACGGCGATGGACCGTGCGTATCTGCAACATGCAGTGGATCGCGGTGCAATCACGCAGGCGACGGCTGATGCGCTGACGACGTTGCACCCGGATCACATCTCGCGTGTCGATCCGACTGGTCGGTTGCTTGATCTGTTCGGGCCGCGTGAGTTGGTGACGCGCGGTGGACCAAACGTGACGAGTCAGGACTTCGTGGTCACACGAATGGAGCAACTGTCGCAGATGATGCGATCGTTGGAGAAGAACGACGCCAATCGAATATTGGTTGAGGCACTGGTCAACGGACAAGAGAGCAAACCGGGCTTCCCGAAGTTGGTGACCGAGATACCGGAGCGTGCTGCTGGCGGTGGACCGATCAATGACGACCAGCGGCAGTTGGTGACGGTCGGGTATGGAACTGGTGCGCGCACGTTCGAAGTGCATGACGCCGCGCTGTTTCATCAGATGACCAAGGGCAATGACTTCCTGCCCAATTCGCTGCAAGCCGTAGCGCATGCATCGCAGATGCTACAGTCATTCACGACTGGTGCTGGTGCGATGCTCGGCGGGCGGCTGTTCGGTGTATTCACGAACCTGCCACGCAACATCATCGCCGGTTCGACACAACGACCGAAGGGCCTGTATGGTGGATTGATTGACAAAGCACTGCAACGGTCAACTGGTGGATTGGTCGGCTCGCGAGTTGTCGATCCGCTGTCGGTTGTTGGCAGCGTGCACGAACTCGCGGCTGGCGGCGCAGCAATGTTCACCAAAGGATTGGCGAACATGCTCGAACGCAACCAATCACCGGGCGCGAAGCTGATGCGCGCATTCATGGGCGAGCAGGGAACGAAGAACGCAATTGCTGCGATGAATCGTGCATACGCGAACAGCAACTTGTCACAAGCGCGTGGTGAAGGTGCGGCTGGTGGCGGCAGTGGCAGTCGTGCACGAATTGAAGCACTCGGGAATACGGTGCCGAGTGGATTGTCACCACGAGATTTGGCACTCGCAGTCAAGAAGCCATACAATCCGGTGCAAGGCAAAGTCCCTGAGTTGTATCATGGCAACGGCGTTGCATGGGGCATCCGTGCCAAAGCAATGTTCAGCGATCTGAACAGCTTGATGAACGATGCGTATCACTTGCATGTTCGACGGATCAACAAAGACAATCCACGCATGGGCGTGATGGAGCGTGCATACGAGACGAATCAACTCGTTGGTGCACCGGGGCAAACTGGACAAAGCATCGGGCTGCGCGGGTGGGCATCCGCTGTCCCGTATGTCAATCCGTCGATCCAGGGAACGGTTCGTGCGCTGCGCTCGTATCGCGAGTCGCCCATTGGCACGACCTTTGGTAAAGTCGTAACGTATGGGACACTGCTCGCTGCTGAACAGTGGCTCGCCATGCAGGGTGGACCCCAACACCAGAACTTGCTCGACCGACTGTTAACCGTCCGACAACTCGCGGGCAACATCATCCTGATGTTCAATCCCAAAGACCCGATGGATCATTCGAGATTGCCCATACCGCAGGAGGACATTCCGTATGTCGCCGCGATGCGTCCACTGCTGACGCATCTCTACAACATTGCGCAGACTGTGACGGACGGGAACTATCGGCAGCAAGTAATCAACGGAATGGCTGAGTGGTTCCACAGCTACGTGACGCCGAAGGAAGGTGAGGCGTTGCTGCAAAGCATGACGCAGTTGATTGATCCGCTGATCCAGTTTCCAACGGCGGTCAATGCTGGATTGAGTTTGGCAGGTGTTCGGTATCAGGGTGACATAGCGAATCTGGTGCGCGGTGTGCAGGGTGGCCAGCCGATGTTCGGCTCCAAGTCACCACTCATCTCAGCAATCAACGATCCAATGCGGCTACCCGGTCAGGACTTGTCGAACGAAGGCGGCGATGTTGGCTTGTTCAGTGGCGCACTGCACGCGATGCTGGGCACCGTGTATTCAACGTGGGCATCCGTTGCCAACGAGGTCCAACATGTGCACTCGCTTGGTGAGGCGGTGCGCTCGGTTGGTGATGTGTTGTCGCAGCAGTTTCGCCAAACGAATGGATTGGGGGGTGGGGTGCTGTATCCCGCTGCCAACAAGCTGCTCGGGCGCGGTGCATCTGAGCAGCAATACGTGACGAATACACGCCGTGAGTTGGAGGGCACCAAGGGATTGTTGCAGGCTGGTGACAGTGAGGGGCTGACGCGCAAAGGTGGTGTGCCAATTGACACGCGGGGTGAGTCAACTGCCGTCACTGATCCGGCAATGCACGAATTGCTCATTCAAGCCACGGCACTGCGCACATACATCGACAAGAATGTGGAGCCGCACATCACCGATCTGGACAAGTTGCGGCAATCAGCCGCCACGCAGCACGGATCGATGGACGAGAAGCGGAAGCTGGCGAACGAATACGCACAGCAGTTGCAGGAGGCATACATCCAGGCGCAGCAGGTGATCGACAAGGCGAACGAGCAAGCATCACGGACAATCGGTGCACCGGTTGACTTCGCAAAGAAGATCAACTGGCTGGGGAATGTGTATCAGTTCGACACAGGCAAGCCGTCGAGTCAACAGTTCACGATTGGTCCTCATCAGCCGTAGCTGTTAGTCCGCTAACGAAATTCGTGTATTGCCACAGGCACGAGTATATCTCGTCGAGCACATCCGGTGCCACCAATAGCCGACCCTGGAACCGTGGCGAGTTGCGTGCATTCTCCAACGCGGTGATGCAGCGACGAACACGTTCGTCGTAGTCAACTGGTGGCACCGGATTGCCGCTCATAGTTCGTGTAGCTCCATCTCGTGAATCTCTTCGCCGTTGTCGTAAAGCTCAACGACGGATTCCTTGCTCGGGTCCGACTTCTCGGCGTCATTCAACACGCGCATCGCCTCGATCTCTGTGTGCAGCTTCAGCGACAGTGCGCTCAACGTATCCAGATTCGTGGTGATGTGAAGTATCGTTTGGATATCCTCAATCGGTAACTCCATGGATGTCCATCGTTGCTTGCACGTCGCGCACTTGCGCCGTCGCCGTCGCCAGCCCGGTCGATCGCCGGGTCGGCTATCGACTGTCATCACACTTGCGGGCGGTGCGCCGCAGAAGCGACAATTGCCGTTGTTTCGTTCATTGTGCGCCGACATCTACCAACTCCCTCGCGCTTGCTTTCACCAACGTAGACCAACGATGCACACCATGGTTGTCGGGCATGCTGACTTTGAACTCCGCTGGCACAATCAACCGCTCGGGTTTGTCAACTCCGCGCAGTCGGTTGCCAACTGAGTTGATCCACAGTGGCGCTTCGGCATACTCGCGCATGATGTCACGCACACGTTCGGCATCACACGGTTGATGCATTGCAATGTTGGCATCATGTAGGTTCATCACGATCCGCGCGTCGCGAGGCCAACGCGGATCGTTGTGGCACTTGTAGATGACTGACGCCGTGTGGTCACCATTGATCGATTGTGGTTCGAACGCGATTACACTCTCAAGCGCCTCTTGCTCGAACCGCTCTAGGAGAACCCATCGTCGTCCAAGACAAGTAACAAGCTGCCGCTCCCGTCTGACAAGTTCAGTAACATCATGCCACCACACGGTGATTTGTGGAGTGACCCGATGGTATAGTTGGTGAGCGCGCTCGGCTTCTGCCTGGGGCAGTCCGGTGACGATTGAAAGCCGCTCGGATTGCATCCGGTAGTTGAGTCCGTGCCGGGACCGCTTGGCAATATATCGAATGGTCGGCTGCCCGTCAGGAGTTCGATCTTGGTGAGGGACTTGGTCATACGGCACCTTGAACATCTCGCTCGCGAGAGCGCAATGTGCATCATATGTGCCAGGATTGCAACGCGCCAATTCGAACTGGTGCTTCCACACGTCGATGTCAGCCAGATAGGCGACGATGCGGGCTTCGATCTGCGCCATGTCGTAGTAGGTGAACATATATCCGGGGTCGGCACAGAACATTGGATACGCACGCTCGGGAATGTTCTGTAGATTCAGTCCATTGCCCCACATTACTTGAGATGACGAGAGGCGACCGGGTAGTCGGCGCGTGCCGGTCTGCTTATACTCACAGCGGAACCGCCCATCGTCATCTATTCTTGACTTGGCGTAGGTGGAGAGGAACTTTGACTGTCTTTTGAAGTCGTCAATTGCGTCAATAGCGGTTCGAGCGCCAGGGCTTGTGCGAGGATGCCTTCGCATACGATCCCGGTTCTCCTTATCAGTTGACGTTCCTCGTCCGACGAGGTGGAGATCGCTGAAGAGCAATCTTCCAACATCACGCGGAGCATTTGGATTATATTCGTAGCTCGCCACCCCAAGCGCGTCAGCCGCCGTTCGTTGGCATAGTTGTCTTGCAGCTTCGACGCTTGCTCCAAGCTCATCGGTGATTGTGGATTTGAGTTCTGTGTCACAGAGAATGCCTCCAACTGTCATGCGAATGAGTTCGGGTTGCAGCCGCATCACGTGGTTGTGGAAGAACTGATCGACACCCTGCACGCGCAGTTCAGCGTCGAGCCGCTTCGCACACGCCAGCGTTATGCAAACGTCCTTGACATTGTATTCCCAGAACGACGCGATGTCGTTCTCTTGTCGCCAATCAATCCCTTCGTCCTTGTAGTAAGGATGATCGGTATATTGGGAAGTGAGAAATCCCAAGTCGTGTGGCAGTCCGGGGTAGAGAACGTGGTGTGCCAGCATCGTGTCGAAGTGGTTGTGGTGAACTCGAATACGATCCCGATACCACAACCAGTAGGCGTCGAAGTTGCCGTTCTGTGCGACGAACCGCTTACGTGGATTGCCGAGTAGTGTGGCAATGAGCAATCGCAGTTCGCGTTCTTGGTCGGCCGTGTAGAGGTTGCGACCGTTGTTGCGGAAGTTGATGCAGACGCCCTCGTGTTCATTCGATGCGAAGCCGATGCACGCAGTCTCGCCAGCCATGCATTCGATGTCATACGCGATCCACCTTTCGTCATCCAACGCGATGAATGAACGAAGCCACGCACACGCCATCTCGAACGACAGGTTGTAGTGCGGCGTGATGGTCGGTGGATTGTAGCTGCCATCGACCAATCGACGCAACTTGCCGAGGTCCATGCGGAACACGATTTCGAGACGCGGCTCGCGCATGATGTGTGCAGGGTTGAACGTGCAGAGGACGGGGATGGTGCGCCCGTTGATGGTGGTGTGTTCAACTGATCCGCGTAGCTTGGTGATTGCGTGATTGTCCGTGAGTGCGGCGAGTGCATACGAGCCGAGGACCACGATGTATTTGAGGTTCGGCAACAACGACAACTCGGTGCGGAGTAGGTCCTGCCACACGGCCAACTCGTTCTTGCTGATCGCTGCCTTCTTGGAACTCGCATCCGCTGCGCTGACCAACATGCGCTTGACGACGTTGGTGATGTAGACCTTGTTGCGTGTGATGCCCTCTCGACGGATCGTGTCCCACAGGAACTTGCCCGATCCGCCGATCAGCGGCTCCTTCAGTTGCTGCTCGCGCTCACCCGGTGCTTCAGCGATGATCGCCACTTCCGCCTCGAATGCGCCTCCGCATCCGCACTCGAATTGAAGACTCGCGGCGGCGCACCTTGCTCTCAACTCCGTATTCATCGACTCGATACTCGTCACGTTCTGCATCATGATGCGCAACTCCCGACTTCAACAGCGACTTGTCTGTTAGCTGACCAACAAGTTCAGTGATGTGTTGATCGACTGCATCACCAACCTCACCGAACCAACCTCCGCTGTTGGTTGGTGATGCCTGCGGACGGGCGGCCTTGCGGTGACTTCTCAACTGGCACCATCGTTGCACGAACTACAACCTTCGGTGTGTAGATGAACCAACTCGGTGTCAGTAGCAGCATGGCTTGACCATCAACCGAGTATTCCATCTCGGTTGGTATCTGTGGCGTGACGTTGGGGACGTAGTTCTTGAACACATTCATGTTCATCTTGGTGACGAATGACGATGCACTCGGTGTGTCGTTAGACTTCGACAGTGCAGATGCAGTGAACGTGTAGCCGCGCGGATTGTGCACCAACATGAACGAACCTGCATCGCTCTCGGTGCCTTCGAGAATGCCAAGCCGCACCGACCGACGATCATTGAACAGCTTGTCAGCCCACGTCGCATGCACGAGGTCGTTCGGCAGACGAATGTAGATGTGCTGGGTGTTGTCCTTGCTGATGATGACGCTCATCATCGGCTTGTTGGTGACGGCGTTGATACGGAACTTGTTCTTCTCAATCTCAACGAATGCCATCTGTGTATTCCTTCGGTTGACGGCAGGGTGTTGGTTGACCAACACCCTGCGCTAGTGTCATCGGTTGGTGGTCGATTGGTTAGCCAGCGTAGCGAGTTGACTTGACGAGCGAGTGTTGGTCGGTGAACAGCGTGCAGTGTTTGCGGGCACGAGTGATGCCGGTGTAGAAGTTGCGCCGCGACTGAGCGAACGACGTAGCTCGGTTCATCACGTAGCAGACGTGTTGGTATTCACTACCCTGCGCCTTGTGAGTTGTCAACACGTAGGCCAAGTCGATCATCGTGCGCGGATCAGTTTCGAACACTCGTCCATCGTTGGTGACTGAGATGATCAATGGTGGGATGGTCACCTCCCGATCACCGAAGTCAATTGTAACTGATCCCGTATCAAAGTCAAGTTGTGTCACGATGCCGGTCTCGCCGTTCATCACTTCGCCTTGGTCGTCACCGATGTCATACACGTTGGATGTGAAGATGATCTTGGTGCCAACTTGGACACGGATCGGTGGGTCGGGTTCTTCGTTTCGGAACGCACGCTTGCGTGGCAGATCGAGGCCGGGATAGTCGGGCGACCAGAATAGCTGCTGGACGGCAGGGTTCAGTCGCTTCGTGCCGATCCATGACTTGTTCATGCACGTGAGTATCTGGTTGTCCAACCCAGAGAAGTCAGTGCCGAGGTCACGCTGCGCCAACACGAAGTCCAACAGCGGATGCATCGGCGTGTCGGTGAAGTGAATGGTGAAGTCGTTCTGCTGGCGTGGTATTCGGCCCGCCAATATCTGCGCACCGTTCTGTGCGATGCCCGAGCCTTCATCCTGTCGGTGTATCGTGTCGAGTGTGACGTTGGTGAACTTCGCCAGTGTCCGCTCGAACGGGCACAACGCGGTGGAGTTCTGCGGACCAGCTTCGATTGGCTTCAACTGGTTCATGTCACCGAACATGCAGATGCGTGCACCGGGCTTCAGCGCATCAACCAGATTCGAGTAGATCTCCTCGTTCACCATCATGAACTCATCACAGAGGAGAGTGTCGAACATCAGTGGTTCACCGCGACCATACCGTGGACCAGTGCTGATCTTCACCATCTTGGTCTTGCCTCGCGCATCAGTCTCCTCATGTTCGCGGGGCATTCCGTAGCCGAGCAACTTGTGGTTTGTGAATGCCTGCAAACCAGTTGCTTCACGGATGCGTCGTGCGGCTTTGCCCGTTGGTGCACTGCACGCCACCTTGTATCCAGCACGCACCAGATGATCGTGCACGTTCTGGATGATCGTTGTCTTGCCGGTCCCGGCTTTGCCCGTTGTCCCAACGATGCGATCCTTCACATTCGTGCAAGCGTTGATCGCCATTGCCTGCTTCTCATCGAACACCATGTCAGTCATTCATCGCTCCTTGCGAATTGGGCAGCGATTGCTCGCTGCCCAATGTGTTGGTTGGCTAACAGTCGTCGTCATCGAACGTGCGGATGATGTCCTCTGCATGTGTCGGTGCGGGTAGCAGCTTGCTCAGTTTGTTGCCGTTCTGCATCTCATACTGACGGACGGCATTCACCACCGTTCCGTGGAGGACTTCGCCAGCGATCGATATCGCGTCACGGTATGTGGAGCCGACACCCACATTCCACTTGCACTGATCGTTCCACTCGAACACGAACCGGCACGAGTTGTGCGACTCGCTGAACTGCGGATACTCGCTGTGTGCAGCTTCGAACTCCATGCGGATGCGCTCACGCACCAGCATCTCGAACTCTAGATCATTCAGGTTCTGTGCCAGATACTTCGACAACTCGACGCCCGACAACTCCACATTGATGGCCATTCGGATGCTCCTTTGTCACCAGATATGAGAAGGGCTACACCGTCTCCGATGTAGCCCAAGTATTGTAGACCAGTTACGAGTTAAGTCAAGTCATGCAATACGTTGTGGTCTGTCAGTTGTCGGTGTGGGGCGCTGAATTTCCGATGCGTGCTGCACGTTCTGTGAACCAGCCGGTCGGCCACCGCCACGACGTGCCAACTTGCCACGGATGAAGAACGCATTCGGGTGTTCATCACCTTCCACTAGCGACAACATCGTGTCAGCGGATGTCTCAAGTGCGACGATACGCACGCGCTTCTTGTCGAACAGCATCGGTTGACCCGACTCGTCCAACACCTGCAACACAGCGTAGATGGTGCGCGGTCCAGCAGCACCACCGTGCTTGCCCTGTCCACCATTTGGTGCCTGAGCCATACTTGTCTCCTTCTGTTGGTTGACTAACACATTGATTGTAAGCAAGGTGGGCAGTTGATGCAACCATCAACTGCCCATTTGTTGCTTACGGATGCAGGATGTTGTTGGCCTGATGCCGCATGACACCCTCGTAGGGTTCGTTGGTGACTTCGACGCGGCACGCTGCACCGACGAACTTGTTCAGATCAACGCGACGTGACGGCACGACACCGAGTGCTTCACACAAGAGGCGCATCCGCCACCGCCCCTCGTATGTGTCGTTGATCACAACGCGATTGAAGGTGAGCGTCGTGCCATCCGGGTTGCCAGGGTAGTCAACCGGATGTGCATCAGCCGACACCTTCACGACCAATGCGACGTATGCATTGCCCGATGTCTTGCTGATCTTTTGTGTTGCACTCACGACCTGCGCAGGATAGATACGTGCTGGCAGGGGCGGCGGTGCTTCGGCTGCGGACACATCCTCGCTGTATTCGAGGATGCTTGGAAGTGCTGAGTTGCTGTCGCTCATGATGTATCGATGTTCCTTTGTTCATGTTCACTTCGGGAGGGCGATGCGACGCCCTCCCTCTTTCCTCCACCGCTCGATCCACTGAGCGATGCCGTCACCTTCACCCGTTCGCGCATTGAACGGGATGAAGAACTCACAGTCCGTGTGCGTGATGTCGAACATGCGCGTCTTCATTGGCGTGTGTCCACGGCTAGAACGTAACTCGATACGGCGCTGACCGTTATCCAGCGCAGTCATGTGCCATATCTCGCCAACTCGCACGCCCACCGAGTTCATCATGCGCTCGGTGATCGACGGCGTGATGTCCATCTGCATCTCCACGAACTTGCCCGGCTGTCCCTGCACGGGGACTTGTTTCGTTCGTTGGCTATCTTCGTGCAGGATGACAATTGTGTCGAGGTTCATTCGCAATGTCAACCCCATCAATGCACTGATTGTATTGTGGACGACTTGGTTTCGTTGACCGAAGCCAGCCATCGACGGGGTTTCCATCGAGATGCTATTACTAGAGCGTGCAAGTTTACCAACCACATATTCTAGTGCACGCCAGTAGTAGGTTGTGAGGCTATCGAGGACGACGGTGCGTATGCCACCAGACTTGATGGTGTTGAACACCTGCGCATTGTCATCGATCTTCTGCATGGTCGAGCAGATATCGCGTGGTTCGCCAGCCAAGTTGTATACGAACGAACCCGGTCGGCCCTGGATTGTTTGGTATCCGCCAGGGTCGAACGTGATGAACAAGATCGGTGTGCATGCGGTGGATGCGAGTAGCGTCTTGCCGCAACCGGGCTTGCCCCATAGGACGATGTTGATCGGTGTAGCTAATGGATCGAACGCATCCATCATGTTGAGGATCGGGATGCTCCCGATCTTCATCGGAGTGTTGGTCAATTAACGAACTCCATCGTGGAGGGTAGGCTGCTCGGCACCATGCCAAACACATCAGTAGTGTAGATGATCGGTGAGTTAAGTCAAGTCGTTGGTGTCACCGAGCTTCTCGGCTAACCCGTGCAGTGGTGACCACTCAACATGCGTCATCTCACTGATCGCAACGTGCTGTTCTTCACGGTCGCTATCACAAAAGGGGATGAGGGAGCAGGGTCGGTAGTATCGGTTGCACGAGTGTGTGTATTGGGGTGCATCATACGGGTTATCATGGAACTCCTCGTAGAGATTGATGCAGTGGACTGCCCACTTGATCCACCTCTGGATGTGATGGTCGGTGCGCGAGTATGTGTCACGTAGGTAGCCTCCGTATTCGTAGGTGCGGGGCATCGGCACCGACAGGCCGATGACATCGGCTCGACGGATGAGTTCATTCGAGTAGACAGTGGCGGCGACACAGTAGCCAGTGACTTGGGATGATGTGTGGAACGACATCGCCCATGCGTCATTCAACCGCGCAGCAGTTTTGTTCTCGTGGATGTGCAAGCCGTCGTGGTGTTGGTGAATGCCATCAATCTTGCCCGTGAACCGGAACTCACGGATGCGACCGGTGATGTATGTCAACTCGACGACGACATCGAACGGTATCTCCACACCGATGTCACCAGTTGGGTCGCTGGGTGTGCGTTGCCACACGGGTTGGTCCCATCGCCAGCGGTCGATGTATGCAAGCGCACATTCTTCGAGGTTCGATAGCGTGCGCCGCTTGTCACGCGGCTCGTCGTAGAACCCACCCGTGTTCAACACGGTGATTGCACCTGACTTGCAGCCGTCAACTGTTAGCCAGTCAACACTTTCGCTGATGATCTGTGTAGCACGGTCGGAACCGAACAACCGCCCCAAGTGGAATGCAGCAGCGTCACGATCAGCACGCGCGAGTGTGCACAGGCGAACCCATGCGAATACCTCGTGCATTGCGGACCCGGCCTCGAGTGGCATCGAACGACCCGGTTTCTCGAGTGCCTTGTGCATCTGGTAGCGAACGATGCCCCACACTGGACATGTGTTGATGGCTTGGAGTTTCGTATTGTCGTATGTCGGCAGCATCGTGTCGTTCGGATGTGATGCCAACCGGAAGTCAACTGCGGTGATGTCAGTGATCGCCATGCGTCACCTCGTCACTGATGTCACGTGTGCGCTTGAGTTGTTCGAGTTGGTCCTTCATCGAGCTACCGATCTGCACCATCATGCTGACTTGCTCGATGCACTGATCAACGAGTTGCACCAAGTCGCGCTGTTGCTTTCGATATGTGGCGAACTCATCGAGGAAGCGTTCGAACGTGGAGACGACGCCCGGCTCGAAGCCCAACTCTTTGATGGCCGAGCGCAGATCACGTGCACGCACCGGCCCACCACGAATGATTCGTTCGCTCATCATCCCTCCAATGCTGTCGCCATGATGCGCAGCTTGTTCATCTCATCAGCCAGTTTGCTTTCATCTTGTTCGAGTTTGTCCAACGAACGCTTCACACGTGCAAGCAGCTTGTCGAACTTGGCGAGTTCAGCTTCACCGTCAGCATGTCGGCGGGCCGTGGCTTGGCGCTTGGCAATCTCGATATGATGAAGTCGCCGGGCACGAAGCCCGGCGAGCAATCCATCGAGTTCATCCAACTCAAGCTGGTCGATTGTGATGCGGCCCATCGGACCATCCCGTTTGCTGATTGGTGTTGGTTGACTAACAACTTCGGGGATCAGTTCGGTGTCGGTGTCGTCATCTTCATCGATCAGCATCGGGTCGGGTAGGCGCTCATCGTCATTTGTCATTCAACACCTTCGAGATGTAGAATGCCACACGCTGGGGAGTGACGGCGCGCATCGCCTTCTCGTCGGGCAGGCTTGCGAAGAAGATCGAGTTGGCCTGCTTCTCACTGATGCGCATCGCCCGGTGGATCTCTTCGAACTGACGGGCCATGCCGGTCGCACGAGCGAGACCAATCGCACACGTGCTTGCCCTCGCGTAGTTCCACTCGAAGTCTTCGGGCCAGCGAGTTTCGTCAAGCAGCAACTCTTGTAGATCACGGAGCTTGGACATGACTACTCTCCTTCGGACGTGATGATGTCAGCGATGAACTCGTGCGGTGGCTTGGACTTGTCGGTCGATGCGATGAACAACTCGTTGACCTGATCGAACGACATGCCGTGCTTCTGCACCAGCGCATCGCGGAGCTTGGACGTGTTCATGCGTGAGTGCGGCGATGTGGTGCGCACCGTGACCGACACGATGTCATCTCGGTAGAGTTCCTTCACCGAGTTGGCCAGCAACGGATCGAGCTTGTGATCGAACATCACGCCAGCGGCGATGGCCTGCTTGATCGCCTCCTTGTATCGTGCCTCGGCACGCTTCGTCACAAGCTGTGCGACCGCGAGTTCATACGCGATGCCCTGTCGGTTGTCATTCGTGTCCGTCGGTGGACGCTTGGTGCCGTTCGTGTTGCCGATGTTCGTCACTGCATTGCGCAGTGCGTTGCGCAGCTTGTTCAGAGTGGATGTGGTTGTTGACATCTGTCATCTCCCATTGGGTGTTGGTCGGTTAACACATTTGCATCAACCGACCAACATACTAGCACAGCGATGTGTTAAGTCAACTCATGCATCAACGAGTTGCTTCCATTCGTCAGTCTGTATCCACTTCGATACCGACAACTCGCGCAGTGTCATGTTGTGTGCGACGGTTGTAGGGTCGTAGCGTCCTGCGAAGTCCCCCTCGTTGTGTGATGCGTAGTAAGTTAGCGTCGAGTAGGCAGACCAGACGTTCATGCCCCGCTGATCCACTTCCTTCAGCCATTGGTCGCTGAGCGCGTCGAAGAAGCTTGGCGAGCGGGCGATCGATCGGAAGAAGTTCATCGTCTGCTCGCGAGTGATCGGTTTCGTTGTCCATCTGCGATACTCCTCTGCACTGGTCCAGAACTGACGGATGCTCTCGGTGATCGTGCTGTCGAGATGGTGCACGCGCAGCCCGGTGGTGTGCCGCCTATAGAGTTGTTCATACTCACCACGCACCATGCCATTCGAGCACCAGAACTCGATGGCACCACTGAGCAACCGAAGTGCCGACCCACCGTATCCGTTCTGCACGATGGTGCGGAAGGCGATGGGCGAACGCGCACCGATGTCACACTTCATGTTTGGGAAGACGTATTGGCGATAGCAGTTGCGTCCGTGGTGTGACGTTGTGTCGGTGATCTGGACACCAGTGAGTATATCGGTGGACATGCGACTGATGAATGTCTGCTCGACTGCGTCGAATAGCTCGCGGTTGGTGACGAGCTTGTATGTGTTCGACACAACACTGAGCGGGTAGGCGGATGTGCCCGTCTCGTTCAGGCGAACGATGGCTTTGCTTCCGTTGATTGGATCGTAGGTGCCATCGCGCTTCTTCCATCCGACATCACGCAGCGCGACAGGGAACAACACGGGTGATTGGTCGGTGTTGAACTCTGCAAACGGTGACTTCATGGATCAGGTTTCCTTCTCTGAGCGTTGTGCGATTGACTCGCCAGCCAACCGTATCACTGCCATGCCATCGGGCGTCAAGCGACGGCATGTGTCGCCAACTTCACCTTCGACATCGCCACGATCGATGTCAGCTTGTGTGACCTCGAACTCCTCTGTTAGTCCACTGATATCCAAGTAGTGTTCGGTTTGCTCACCAGTCACCTCCTCGAGGAAGTCATCCCACATTGCGTCGAACATCTCGGCCAATCTGATCTGCACGGTGACATCAAGTATGCTCATCGGTTGGTCATCCCCATTCTCTGCATCATGTCATCGACACCGATGATACGCGACTCTACGTCTTGGATCAACGCATCGACGAGCAGGTTGATAGCAACTGTGTCTCTGCCTTCGTTAATTGCATCCCGGATGGCATTCAGTGTGCTCAGGTGATCGATCATGCGCTGACGCGCATCACGGGCAGCATCGTTGCCGATGTATGGTTGCATTGTCATCAGTTGAATGCCTTTCCATCACGGAGTTGGTATGCGGCGGTTGACGTGTTGAGGCCA